GTGAGAGATTCTATTCATTTAGAGGCTTATGAGCCTGTCCCGCTAAAGGCTCCTATTAAGTCACCAAAGGGAAGCCAGCATGAAGAAGTAGCAGTAGCAGTCCTTGCTGACTGGCAGCTTGCCAAAGTGACACCTGACTATAATTCTTCCGTATGTGAAGAACGTATTGAAGCCTACGCTGAAAAGGTTATCTCTTTAACTGAGATTCAGCGAGCGGATCATCCGGTCAGGAAGATTCATGTGTGGGCATTGGGTGACATTGTTGAGGGAGAGCTAATCTTCCCCGGCCAATCATTCTTGATTGACGGTGGTATCTATCGACAAGTAACTGTTGATGGCCCTCGTATTCTGCGTAACTTCTTGAACCGAATGCTTGAGTACTTTGATGAAGTTATCTTCACAGGCATCATTGGCAACCACGGTTCACTTGGTGGAAAATCAAGGCGTGACCATGATCCAGAAACGAATGCTGATAGAATGCTCTATCGAATCGTTTCTTTGATGTTTGAAAAGGAACCTCGCATCTCGTTCAACATTCCAGATGGTCGTGGTGAAAGAAACTGGTACGCAGTGCCGCAGATCGGTAATTACCGTGCGCTCCTTTGCCACGGCGATCAGTTCGGTAGCCTTTCGTCATTCTACAACTTCCAGAAGAAAGCTTATGGCTGGAAGGTGGGTGCAATTGATGAGGAATTTGATGATATCTATATCGGTCACTTCCACACTCCCACAAAAATGACATTCAATACAATTCAGCTTCGTATCTCAGGTAGTCCTGAGTCAACGAACACTTATGCAATAGAAAATCTTGCAGCTGTTGGGAAACCATCTCAGCAACTGCTATTCGTTCACCCATCAAAGGGGATTGTAACAGGTGAATATACCTGTTGGTTATAGGAGAAAAAATGAAGATCACTAAGCTTCAAATAGATATTATTGAAAGAGCAGTATGGACTGCAATTCAGGCTTTCGTTGCCTACTTTGCAGTAAGTGGCAATAGCGGCTGGAAGGCTGCTGCTGCCTCAGCCATTGCAGCCGGTATAAGCGTAATCAAGGGCGGTATTGGTTCGTTTATCGGTAACTCAGACTCAGCATCTACTACCACTACTGTCTGATATGCGATACCCCGCAGTAAGAATGAAATGCAAGAGGTGTGGTGGACTTAAGTACATTGGTGAAGAATACCACGCACTAGATAGGTACTGGGTAGATGTTACCTGTCTACAATGCGCACACTCTAAAGATATAGAAACAACAAAGCTTTATGATTTACTTGTAAAGCTAAAGAAGGCTCAGGAAAGTGTTAACCAACAAGATAATTCTTAATAAGTTTTATCTATATAAATCAAAGCTTGTGAAAGTAACAAAGATTCACAAGACAAGTAAAACTATTTTCCTGAAGTTTGTTGAGGATGAAACGGTTGAAGGGATTCCAGAAAGCGGAGCACCTATCTTGCTAACTCGCCTATACACAATAGGCGAGTTAGCAAGAGTAACCGAAAAGCGTTCAGATACAATCAGAAAGTATGAAAAGAGGGGTCTTATCCCAAAACCTTCATGGTCATCTAGTGTAGATGATTCTTATAATAAATGGAGGTTCTACACGGAGGATGAGGTCTACGATGTGATATCCTTCTTTTCAACAAGATCACCGGGGAGGCCGTCAAGCTCCCCGATTGACGTTAAAACCGCTATCAATACATTAAAACAAAAAGTGAGCAACTTATGAACAATGAAAAAGCAGAAATTTGGGTTTCGCTGGGTATCACAAAGAACCTTGGCAACTATGAATCGCTAAGGCTTGATGCTGGTGCAAAGGTCCACTCAGAAAATGCAGATGACCCTGAAGCTTGGGCAAAGCTCTGGCAAACCATTGACGATCAAATTGAAGCGAAGCTGCGAGAACTTGATAAGTGATTCCTTGCGCATCTGATAAGCATCGTGCTTACTGGGTATCTGACGATATCAAGAAGATTGACTATGCAAAGAAGAAGTGCTTGGAATGTGAAAAGCTTGCGGCTTGCTTTGTGGAATACACAAACCTATATGATGATTCCGAATATGTTGCACACGGTGTGTGGTTCGGAACATCTAAGCTTGATAGACTCTTTGTAAGAAATGGGGTGAAACAAGATGGACGTTGATAACTTTATCTCAGCATTTGAGATATCCTGTAAGGATAATCACAAGCTATTTATTCCAGACTCACCTCGTCAAGAGGCTGTGGCTAAATCTCTTGTAGAGCATTACAATAATGCTGATCTATTAAAGGCTGCTGAAATGTTTATCAAATCAGAGCCGGGTCCGTTTTTGATTTTTGAATTTGCAATTCAATCAAGAACTTTTATGGAAAAAGTAAAATTTGAATCAGCAAGCGGTGCTAGATTCAAACAGATAGTCGCTGAGACTAGAAAGAGATTTGAAGAAGATGAACTATGAGATGCGGTTAATCAATTCGATTATCGACTCAGGCGACATGGTAGCTGCCATTAATGCTGGTTCAGAGGGCGTATTCTCTGAATACAGAGATGTATGGAACTTCATGATCTCGCATTATGACAAGCACAAGAAGCCACCGTCAAAAGATACGGTGAAGTCACACTTCTCAGACTTTGAATTCATTGTAACCTCAGAACCTTTAGAGTATTACATTGATCAGGCTAAGAAAGAATCTCTATCGCTTCAGGCTAGGCGAGTGATCGCTCAGGCTCATTCACTACTTGGCGAACTGGGGCCAAAAGAAGCCCTTGCCTATCTGATGGAGAATACTTCTAAGCTATACAAATATTCAAGCAATCTCAAGGATACTGATCTTGTGGGGGAGTGGCAAGATCGTGTAAACGATCTTAAGGAACGAGCTGCTAATCCTAATAAGGATTACATCGGTATTCCTAGTGGCGTATCTGTTATCGACAAGGTGTTCGGTGGCTGGCAACCGGGTGACTTCATTGTTCTACTCGGCTGGACAGGTGTGGGTAAGTCATTCATCGCCAGACTCTTTGCTGTTAACGCATGGAAAGCGGGCTATCGGCCAATGATTATCTCTCTTGAGATGAACAAGGCTCAGGAGGGTCAGCGGCTTGATACCTTACTTAACAATGGCGAGGGCTACTTCACAAATACCGATCTAATTAAAGCAAATGACAAGATCGTGGATGTGTACGAGAAGTGGGCCGAAAAGACATTTACTGGTAAGCATCCGATCTACCTTGTCACCTCAGAGGGGCTTGAAACAGCAGACCAAAACATGGTGCAAGCAAAGATTGATCAGTATCAGCCAGATTTGGTCATTCTTGACTACCACGGTCTATTTGATGATGCCAGCGGTGCAAAGAACGAAACTGAGAAAGCTAAGAACTTGTCGAAGGCTTTCAAGCGTATGGCCGTGAAGAATAACGTTGCTATCGTTGACGTAGCAGCGGTCACCATGAGCGAGGGCCACAGCGAGCGGCCACCGGAACTAGAAGAGGTTGCTTGGTCAAAGCAGCTAGCGTATGACGCAGACCTAGTTCTTGCAATTCACCGTGAATACAACTCTGATCTCTTTCAGGTTGTTTCACGCAAGGTGCGTAGAGCAACGCACTTCGGGTTCTACCTGCGGTGGAATCTTGAAACTGGAAAATGGAATGAAGAGTGGGATATCTGATGACTCAGATAGATCAAGATAACTTGATGTACACGCTAGTGGGAACTAGCCAAGATATTGAAACAATCATCAGATTGCGGCCTTGGATGGAAGATGAAGTCAAGTCGCAGTATGGTGAATTCAGAGGTTCTAAGCTAATCACAGACTACGATGCTGGGAAGAACATCTTTGAGTTCAAAATCCTTTTCTACAGGTAATCTAGAAACAGAAGTCCGTAAGCTCTTTGCGGACTATAATATGTCAATTCAGGCTGAAACGGGCAAGGAGGCGACTCTCTATTGCCCATTTCACAAGAATACGCACAGCCCTGCTTTCTATATCAATCTCAAGACTGGGCTATGGCAATGCTTCAATCCATCGTGTGATAAGCGTGGCAACTTCAGGCAGCTGTATAAGCACATAACTGGCAAGGCTTTCTATAGGGAAACAGTTGTAGACCCTAGAAGCTTGCAGTATCAGATTGAGATGGGGCTTGAGAAGAAAGAAGAGAAAGAGCTAACTCTTGATGCCATCGAAATTGATTACGAGTCAGATGACGTATCGTACCTAGATACCTTCATAGAGAGAGGTCTAACGTTAGAAACGTTAAGCTATCTTGAGGTAGGATATTCAAAGGTAAAAGAGCGAGCGGTGATTCCCGTTCGTGATGCTCATTACAAAGTAGTCGGGCTTATCGGTAGGGCTATCCATGACGGTCAAGAGCCACGCTATCTTTACAACGCTGGTTTCAAGAGGGCAGATATTCTATTCAATATCCAGAATGCTAAGAAGTACGATGAATGTATCGTTGTAGAGGGAAGCCTTGACTGCGCCAAAGTTGTACAGGCTGGATTTAAGAATTGCGTAGCAACACTTGGTGCTAAAGTATCAGAGAATCAGAGCAGCATGCTCAGAAAATACTTCGATAAAATAATCATATTTTCTGACAAGCGCGAGGCGGGCTGCTATAATAAGATCTTGCGAGGGCAAAGAGCTATTTAGTATGTCGATTGCAGATAATGCAAAAGATCCCGGCGAAATGTCTGAGCAGGAAATACAACAATCATATAACAATAAACAATTACTAATCGGAGGATGGTAGGAAATGTCATTTCAATCACTAAAAACACTAAAAGACCTAGAGAAGAATATCCCCAGCAGCTCAGGCGGCGGATCAAAGAAGTTCTTCACTATTCAGTCAGGCGAAACCTTTAAGATTCGGTTCCGTCAAGAGCTTACTGAGGACAGTAAGTATTTCGATGAGAAGTCAGGCACAGCAATTACTGTGCCAGTAGTAACTTCTCCAATTAACTGGAAGTGGCGTGCAGCGTCAACTTCTTCAATGTCAGAATTCAATTACCGTTGCTGGGCATCAGAGCAGATTGGTAAGGATGGCCGGTGGCGACCAAAGCCACACCTTCTTATCAACGTTGCTGTTGAGACTAGCCCCGGCACTTGGGAACCTCGCATTGTGGATACAACGTTTAACCAGCGTCACATCGGCCTTATCCTTATCGAATACGCTAAGGAATTCGGTACGATTACTGACCGTTACTATAAGTACTCACGTACTGGTACTGGCCAGACCGACACCAACTACACGTTGATTCCACTGGATCAGGCACCAATGCCTGAGGCAATTACTAGCCTGCCAATGCATGATCTAACGAACGTCTACATGACGATTCCATATGCAAAGCAAGAACAGTTCTTCACTACTGGTGAATTCAGTAAGGATGAATGGTGAGGTTATCACTTGGGGCCTGCCTAGCGATAGGCAGGCCCTTTGTGGTTAGGAGATAAAATGGGAAACAGCTGGTCACAAGGCAAAGACTTCACACAAGAGTTTGTGAGGTCACATGCTAATCAAATTAAATCGGTGCTAGACATTGGCCCCGGTCAAGGAACATACTTTCACTTACTGAAGGATGATCTTCCTGATTGTTGGTGGGAAGGTGTAGAAGTATTCCTTCCATACATCATTGGATTTAAGCTAGAGCTTTTTTACGGTTTGATTCACCATACAGATGTAAGAAAGTTTCAACCTCAGCGTGATTACGACCTAGTAATCGCAGGCGACGTACTTGAGCACATGACAAAAGAGCAGGCAGAGAAGCTTGTATACGGTATGCTGCCACGTTGTAAGTATTTCATTATTTCAATTCCAATCGTTCATTGGCCTCAAGAAGCAATCAATAATAATCCTTATGAGATTCATGTTAAGGATGACTGGTCACACGATGAAATGATGGAGACATTCAGGCCAGATATAACAGACGCATATGCTGGCTCACACATCGGTGTTTATATTCTCAAGGGTGAATTGGCTGAAGTATGATTATTGCACTAGACCTAGATGGTGTAGTCACAGATATTCATAAGGCAATCATTGGTTCTCTCAATTTAGAAAAATCAGCATCTGACGAAGAGATTGGTAAGGCTTTAATGACTCCTGAGGGGTCGCCATTGGTTAACCATATCTTTGAAAGCGAGGGGTTTTGGAAAGGATTGCTTCCTATTCCAGACTCATGGTTTGCCGTCAATAACTGGGCATATAAGCTGAACAATATTCACTTTGTAACAGCGCGACGATCACCTGCATCAATAGGATGCATTGAAAGTTGGTTAGATATGTGGGATATTCCGTTCGATCAATTTCACGTTGTCGATATGATGAAAAAGCTGGATGTTCTCAAGGAAATTGAGGCCGATCTTTTCATAGATGACAACGTTTTTGAAGTGGATAACGTGCTGAAAGACGGTAGCATTAGTGCTATCGCCCTTCGGCATTCCTACAACGCTGCTGTGCTTGAAACGCATCAGCATATTCCATTTGAAGATCTTCTATCTAAAGTAAAGCTTTAATGACAAACTTAGACTTCGTACACCTTCATTGCCATTCCGAATACTCATTGCTGGATGGAATGTCTACGCCAATAGACATTGCTAAAACAGCCTCAACTAACGGGCAGTATGCCGCAGCAATAACCGACCACGGAACGATGGGCGGTGTTTTGAAGTTTCAAGATGCTTGTGCTAAATACAATGTAAATCCATTGTTTGGTGTAGAGGCATACTTTGTAGATTCAGTTAATAGCGACTCAGAAGATCGTGCAGAAAGATCGCACCTTATCCTCTTAGCTAAAAACAATGACGGTCTTGAAAAGCTATTCAAGATGAGTCAGGTTGGCTGGACAAAGAACTTTTACTATAAACCACGTTTAGATTTTGAGTTGCTTGAGGATATCGTTGATAACGATATCATTGCTCTATCTGGATGCCTTGGTGGGGCAATTTGCAAGGCTATTGATGCTGGTAATCATGCTAGGGCGAGTTATCTATCTGAGCGGTTTATCAAGATCTTTAAAGATGACTTTTACTACGAGGTGCAGTCGTGGAACCCACCTCGTATTAACAACGCTCTATTTGACCT